TTCTTGCTTTCATGGCTTTGTGTATTTTTGTCTGTTGTGGTTTGGTTGTTTGTTATAGCTCAGGAGGAATAATGAATCCATACCACCAGTCCTTGAGACGCTCAAAAAATCCTGGTGATTTGCAGGGAGTCTTATAGGCAGGATTGTAGCAGCTGTGTGGTGGTTGCTGGCTGAGGCGCAACGGCGGCAGTGGCATGGGAGCATCCGCTATCTTGGCCCACACTGCGTCGTAGGCTGCCTTGGCAGCAGTGGGGTCAAGGTGCACCAGGGCGAGCTCAAGCGCGTTGATGGCGTCCTGGGGTGTTGGGCCTCGGCCGCTGGCGCGTTTTGTGGAGCTGGTGGTGAGGGAGGCCTGCCAGCGGCTGGCAGGATCAGTATCATTAAGGCCAGTTATTGGCGGATACTGCGTGCGTCGGACTACAAGATAAGAGTCCTCATCGGCAAAGGCCAGCAGGTGGGCAAGGGTTGGGGTGACAAAGCCGATTGGGTTGCTCGGGCCAAGGCGAGCTTGCTGGGTGGCGGCGTAGGCTGAGGTGGTCATGGCAGTAGTGCACGCTCAAAGTTGGGCTGTGTGTTGGCGCGGAGCCACTGTGCCTGGTTCTTGCGAGCAGCAGCAGCATCAGCAGTAGCATAAGCAGCAGCAGCATCAGCAGCAGTAGCAGTAGCATAAGCATCAGCAGCAGCAGCATCAGCAGCATAAGCAGCAGTAGCATAAGCATAAGCAGCAGTAGCATAAGCAGCAGCATCAGCAGCAGTAGCATAAGCAGCAGCATCAGCAGCAGCAGCAGCAGTAGCAGCAGTAGCAGTAGCATAAGCAGCAGCATAAGCAGCAGCATAAGCAGTATAAGCTTGCTGCCCGGCTTCTTTTAATTCCTCTATGGTTGCCTGCCCATTGGCGAAGCGCTCTGCTACGTCGAGTGCGGCCAACGAGTGTGGGTCTTTCATGAGGTGCTGGACCTGGCGTGCTGACCAGACAGTGAAGAGCCTCAGCTCCTTGTCGGTGAGCACTCCCTTGCGGGTGGCGATCCAGATGAGATCTGTTGGTTTGGCTTTGAGCCAGACTTCCTCGGGTGAGGAGCAGGCGAGGGCGAATGAGGTGCCTTCCGAGCAGGGACGGAAGTGCTTGATGAAGGCAGTGATGGTGGGATGTGGATTCATAGGATTGTGTTTGGCTTTTTGGATGTTTTGTCTTGCGACGAGGAGGATGATTACTCGGAAAGCCGAGGCATGTCAACAAGTATTTGTGTGCAGTTTGAGGAATTATTTTGGTGCTTGTTCAGATAATCGGGCTTTATTTCGGAGCGCTTCGTAGGCGCTTCGTATGCTCCGAAGCTTGCTAAAGTCCTTGCTGCTCAGTGTAGTAAATTTCGTTCACTTCGTCGCTTCGTATGTCTTATTTTTTATAATAATAATAATAATAATAATAAGGGGAATGCATCCACCGAATGGATCGATCCAAGCGTCTGGACGGCGTCGAAAGCCTCCGAATTGTCGTGGCTCCGAAGCGAACGTTGCGGCGCATGAGCTTGCATTGGGTGCTGTGGAATCTTGTGCGAAGTTGGCATACGAAGCTGCTGGGAAATTCAGATAATGGCAAATAATTTTCAGAGTGAAGATCGCTGGTGTTGTGTGATAATTTATTGACAGCAGTGTTGATCTGCTAAAAAATTGGCCGGAGACTTCCGAAGCATGAGACAATACAAGTGCCTAATAAGAAATAGAACTCAGAGAATTGCCACTCTTGAGGACATGATTGCTTACATTGTGGAGCAGCGTTCTGACAAGGGACAGTTCTGGCAGATCGCAAGAGAGCGTGAGCTGGTGAACAATATTGCCAAAATTCGACGTGAAGTTGCTCAATTGGAAAAGGAATATTTCGCCAAGTGTCCGGACAAAACTCCACAAGCTCTGGCGGCAAAGGTTGAAAATGCCATCAAAAATAAGTTCCGTCGCAAGTGTGATTCGGCAGTGGCGCGATTGGTGAGCAGGACACTCAGGGAGCGCCAGAGGATCGGGCGGCTGATATCAGCTGTTGAGGTTGATGAGCATCGCTGCAGAATGGTTTTTATGGAATGTGACATTGCCAAGCGCCATGGCTCTGTTCAAGGCTACAGCCATAAGAAGGCACTGGCAGTTGCCCAGGACCGCGTGCGTAAGATCACCGCCATGCCGATCAAGATGCGCCTGACTTTGGAGAAGATGGAGCTGAAGCTCTTGCGGCGGCGGATTGCTGCCACGCACGATTTGGCTTGATCTGGGGCCCATGTAGGACGACAGAGTTCTGCAGTAAACTGAAAATTTACTCCAGATGCCCAAACTCAAAAACCCAGCACATGAGGAGTTCGCACAGCTGATCGCCTCTGGCAAGACCCAGAAGAAAGCCTACCTCCTGACACATCCTGCCTACCAGGGTGAGAATGCCAAGTATCTTGGCTTCCAGATCCGCCAGCGTGAGGACATTGGTCGTCGCATTGACGAGCTCCTGGAGAAAGGCGGACGCAAGTTCAACTTCACAAAGGACTCAATCCTTCAGCGCCTGGCTGACATGCTCGACATTGCGCCGGAGGACGCTGAGATGGACGATCCCAACTGTGACCTCAAGCATGTCACCAAGGAGGGTTTTCCAGTGGCTGTGCCGCCGGATCGCCTGCGGGTGCTGGAGATGATTGCCAAGATCACGGGCATCTCCAAGGACACGCTTGAGGTCACTGCCAATGAGCAGATCCTCGACATGCTCAAGGGCTTCAAGGAGTGAAGGCCAAGAAGACCACTCCAGTCAACCTCAAGCCTGCTGGCCGCATGGCCAGAACCTCAGCACAGCGCTCAAGGACCACTGGCATGAAGCCCAAGAAGCCTGGACGTCCTGCCTGGAAGCACAAGCCTGTGCCACTGACCGGCGAGCCATTCCATCGCCAGCAGGCCTACGCCATACGGGCGCTCTATGCCAAGCACCAGACCCTCTGGGAGCCAGCCAAGCACATCCTGCGCACATGCGTCAGCAAGCCACCCACCACTCCCATCAAGATCACCAGCAAGGACTGTGAGGTGGCAATCTGGCGCTATGCCCAGTTCCTGATCCGGAAGCGCTACTTTGTTGCTGCTGCGGTGCTGCTGTGGGGTCCTGAGCAGTTCACGCCAGAGCCGCACCACGTGGGCCAGGTGTGGACTGCACTGACGGGCTGGAACAAGAACCTTATACAGGGCGGCGGGAGTCTTGGGAAGTCCTACTCCGGAGCTGTGTGGTTCGCGCTGGACTACCTGGACGACCCAGAGTGGACCTGCCTCAAGGTCATGTCTGTGACGGGCGAGCACGCCAAGCGCAACATCTTTGCCAACATCAAGAACCTGCTCAGCAACACACTGGTCGCCATCCCTGGCATCACCATCAAGGCTGAGAGCATTCAGGTCGGCACCGACGACAAGCAGGGCATCCACCTTGTCACAATCCCCCAGGGCGACGATGGGAAGGGCAGGCTGCGTGGCTTCCATCCAGTGCCGCGCACTGCCGAGGAGCATCCAGCATTTGGCCGCCTCAGCCGCGTAGGGGTGCTCCTGGACGAGGCCGAGGAGATCCCTGGTGGCGTATGGGAGGACATCAACAACATCCTACTGACTGAGACCATTGAGCAGAGCAATGTCAAGATCTTCGCTGCCACCAACCCCAAGGACCGCCTGAGCAAGTTTGGGGAGTATGCGGAGCCGGTGGACGGATGGTCGTCGCTGGACATTGACTCGGCCGAGCACTGGGAGTCGGCACGTGGGTGGCACGTGACAAGGCTCGACGGCGCAGTGTGCGAGAACGTCGTGCAGCGCAAGGTCATCTTCCCTGGGTTCCAGACTGCCGAGGGCTTCGACAATCTGCTCAAGCTCGGCGAGAACAACAGCGAGTATTACACAATGGGCCGAGGATGGTTCCCTGAGGTGTCGGCGATGGCTGTGATCATTACACCACGACTGTTCGACCAGAGCAAGGGAAGGTATCACTTCGTAGGGCCCACCACTGCGGCAGGAAGCGTTGATCTGGCGTTTGAGGGAGGGGACTCGGTCATCTACACTTTGTTCCTGACGGGCATGGCGGACGGCTGGTGGGATGTGCGCGATCTGTTCACCAAGTTCAAGAGCGAGCGACGGGTGATCCAGGTGGAGCAGCAGTTCCTGCTCCCCAAGCTCGCGACCCTTGAGCAGGCGCAGGCCATCATGCGCATGAGCAAGGACCTGCATGTGGGGGCCAAGTGGCTCTCGGGCGACCGCACAGGCAATGGCACTGGTGTCATGGACGCGCTGGGCACGCTGTTCGGGGACGTGTTCGGCATCAACTTCAGCTGGGCAGCCACTGACTCGATGATCCTCGACGACGACACCCAGAAGTGCTCCGAGCTCTACCATGACATTATTACGGAGATGGCCTTCGCAGTGCGGCGCTTCATGGAGACCAACCTGATGAAGCTCAATCCTGGGATTGTGTGGAATGAGCTTGAGCGCCACACAGTGACCCGCCGCTACAAGCAGGTCGGGCGCGGCTTTGTGCGCATCGAGAGCAAGAAGGAATACAAGAAGCGCAACAGTGGGCAGTCGCCGGATAGGTTTGACAGTCTCATCGTTGGTGCCCACAACATTCGCCTCAACACTGGCATGAGCGCT